ATATTCCCATGTAGCGCGGTCAGCATCATATTCGGGTGTGATTTTAAACGGTGCAGCCTGATTAAAGCCTACATAACCCTGGGCTATTGCATCTCTACGAAATACCCCGCCCTTGTTAGCTGAGTTAGCTGTGGTAAACTCTCGACTACGGAATAGGTCAATTCCAGCGACCCGTCCATACTGAGCGGATACTAAACCAGCGTTCAGTGTAGGTGAACCCAGAAAGCTAGTTGAGGTAATCAAGTCATTACTCAGACCATAAGTACCGTTCAACTGTTTCGGATAAAATACACCACTTAGCGGCATACTTCCATCTGAGTTCTCATCAATCTTGCCATAGGCTTCATAAAGATGATCAACTGTCAAAGCTGCTGTACTAGCATTGATAGCGTTAGTTGTGAAGCCGTCAAATAGAGCATTCAAGAGGTTATCCTGTTTAGCTCTGATTCCGTTACCAATCAACATACCAATCTGGGCTGATGGATCGCCAGCATTTGATAGTTGAGATTCGTCTGTTAAATCCACGCGCACTGTGTAGCCTGCGGGTGTGATTGTTGCCTTGTCACTGTTCAAATAAATTGATGCAGTGGCTGCGGCTTCTGTATGGCTTGCAACGTCAGCAGAAGTCAACTGGTTTGTACCAAGATTCCATTTAGTGACGTTGATTGTGTCTGCTCGGTTGCGCCATTCATTAATAACGAGTCTTGATGTTACACCCGCATCTGAATAAGCTACTACCGCGTTTGGTGCTATGTCAGCTATTAACGCTCCCGCGAAATAACTGGTATCGCCTGCTGTGGCCATTAATCTGATCTCCTGTATCTATACGAGCCACTCGATGAAGGAAGTTTGACCTTCCCTGTTGACAATGCAAAACCGTCTTCAGCTGAGATTATTTCGTGACGATCCAAGATGAATGCCTGCTCACCTGTCTCCAAGTGTTCGGCAACCTCTATACGATGTCCTTCAATCAACTTCATACCAGGTATGCTAGTTGCTGGACTTAGCTTTCCGTACTCGCTTCTGTGGAATCTCATTTAGCTTTGCTTCCTCATAGTAACCTATGATTTCCAATAATGCCAATGCACCCTTCTTGTTTAGTTGCCCGCCTTGAGCAGAGCCTTTCACAAATCGGCTTAGTTGGCTAATTAATGACTTGTCTATTACTAATTCCATTAGAAACCTGCCTGTTTCTTGTCGTAGATTTCTCTAGCACCAGGCACACCCCTTGCAACTGCAAGGGCTAGGTCGTTCATAGAATCGTAACCACCGAAATCACCAGAAGGGGTCATCCCTGGTTTACCAGGCTCCTTTGGTGGACTCGATAAGCTTGTTAGTTTTGAGACGACTTTCTCTAATGCTGGAATATCCAGACCATCAAAGTCGTCTGCATCCTCTCCAAGTTGTTCAAGTAAAACCGCTTTTCGGTCTGATACATACTTATTGTGCTGCTCTACAATAGGCACATATTCAGCTACCTTCAACTTCTCAGCTTCGTAAAGTTCTTGGAACTTATTCTGCTCGGCAAGTCGTGCTGTCTCGGCTTCCTCGTTGGCTAACTTAATAGCCGCTAATTCCTGTTCAAACCCTTGACGCTTTGCGCGCTCGGCTTGAAGGTCGTGGAGAATCCCTTTTACTTCAGAGCTTTCGCCGCCCTGTGGCTTTGTTTCCTGTATTTCCTCAACAGGTTTGGTTTCTTCGCTCATGATTTACCTTTCATGGTTAGGTTACCCTCTATTAACGTGTCGCAATTTGTAAGAAATATAGACACGTTTTTCTTACATGTCTTTGTCGTAGACATGTTCATATTCTAATCACAATCTTTTCAGACTGTGCCTTGACTCTTTTTCCGTATAACTCGTTTACATATTTCTCAATATCTTTAGCCACCATCTTAGACGCAGGCTCTTTATTCTTAAACATAGGGAATTTACCGCGCCTATCAAGTCCATCTACTGTTCCCCCATTCTGAAATTCAAGTTTACCGCTAGTGCCTGTTGATGTTGCTACGATCTGCTGTAACATCTTGCCAGTTAGTGTTAGGTCGGGGCTTCTAGATGTAGATACCTGAGCCGTTCCTTTACGCTTTGCCTTGCCAGCGGCTTTCCTTTTAGCATAAGCACTTGAATAAGCCTTATCCTTATACTCCTTAGGCATACGCTTTTGAAACGATACTTTGACGTTCTCAGCAACCAGCTTCCAATCCTTAATGGATGGTGCGACCATGTCTGCTAATGGTTTAAACTTCGCGGGCATCTTTTGTATTCTCTAGCTGTGAAGGTTGCACAAATGCCTGTAAAGTGTGCCTGCATCCGTAATGCGTGCCACTTGTTAGATAAGCTGAGTAATTAGCCGACCATTCAGCGTAAGTCATTGCACCCTGAGAGATCATGTCAATACATTCATCTGAGGTTCTGTCGTCTAGCGGGCCAGACCAAATATATAGTTGTTCTGGGTTAGCTTCTGCCATCTGTGATTCAACTGTTCTATGAAATGACCTTAGATTCTGATTGACATAGGAGTTAATCTGGTCGGGTCTTAGCACATCGGTTGTTAAAGATGCTGCAAACTCAGATTCAGACTGTTTCCCTAAGATAGACCGCATCATAATCTTTTTAATCTCTGCGGCTGATTGAGTGATTTGAGTATTGGCTGCGTCTATCTCAAATTGTAAAGCTGCGCTTAGTGTCTGATCAGAGGGGAGAATCGGAGGAGGAGGGACAACTACTATCTCTTTGGCGAAAGATACGGCTAAACCTTCAATGGCTTTGTCCATTCCGTAGTTGGTTCTGAATAGATTCTCAAAGTCAATATCCCTCAAAAGCTCTGCGGCTCTCTCATTCGGCAACTTGGCCAATGCAGGATAACGAGAGATAACGTCCTCTATCGCTGATTGATAAGCGGTTGAATATGCTTGGGCTGCTTTGTCAGTTAAATCAGGCATCTTCCTCTACATCGTCCCTTTCAATAAATTCCTCAAATCCTGCATCGTCACCTGTAGCTCTGTTATAGAAGACATTACCAATCTCTTGTTTCTTAAAATGCTCGACACAATCATCTGTCTCAGGTTCCAAATATTTCGTCAACAATGTTCGTTCGTCCATCAGACACCTTCTTAACTGCGCCATTGGTCTGCGCGTTATCCATGATCAATTTCTCCGCGTCTGCGTCTTCCAGGTCTTTGTTCTGCCTCATAGCTATGTCTGTTACTGTGATAAGGTTGTGAGATAAATCCCAATCGTCCTGTTCGCGCTGTTCTTGTGGGCTTAGTATTCTAACAGACTCGGAGAAGTCAACAAACATATCTTCGCCCATCTTAATGTTGACCTTTGCGAGTATGTCGCGCTCTACAATGAATACTTCTTGCTCAACACCCTTCCACCTGATAACGTCACCAATGCGCTCATTAGTAAGCTCCTGTTGTCTGAGCTGCAAGTGAACACCAGACTCTACTTGAGCGTTTCCAGTTACGAAGTCTTCTGATAGATGGTAGTTAAGGGCAATCAGCTTGTAAAGGTTAGTCTGAGCCGCGACAACATCGCCAACCGTAGAAGGCGGAGAAAGTATGTCAGCCGTTGCGCCCTCTGGTAACGCGGGAACCTTATCAATCCCCCAATCTATCCTCTGATCTGCTTGTAAGCCAGTGACGTATGGTTGCCCGAACGACTGGAAGCCTACATTAGCATTTAAGGCTGTCTGGTAGAAGTTTATACATAGGTTCCCTTGAGATAAATCAGCAGTCGGGTTGTGATCATAAAAATACCCTGGCTCCTCTGTCCAGGCCAAGACAAAAGGGAAAGCCCCTATATATTCTGTTTGAGCGCTCTGTATCCCATTAACATCAACAATACGCCAGCCTGTTAAGTCCCACTCAACGAACGCCTGCTCATCTGTGCTTGCGCTATTAGAGGACTGGGCAATAGGGTATCTAATCCCAACTAGATTCCCATGCACGTCAAAGAAGGGCTTGAAGTCTAAAAGAATAGCGTGGTCTAATATCTTCTTATTGTCATCCCAAAACGGATGGATGGCCACAACATCTAAAAGGTTAGTCATCCTCTCAGTGCGCTGCATACGTTCATGTTTCTTCGGGATCAATGAATTATACTTGTCTGTTTGAGACTCGTTCTCAAGAGTCCTCAAAGCCTTAACAGTGTAAACCTCGGAAGTCCTGTCAATAACACGTCTGGTAATATTAATGTTGCCTATTGGCACGTTCTTTAAAAGGTTGCTAGAGAACCATTCTTTAGTCAAATCCTCGGTCTCAGCATTGTAGTACATAAGTCTATTGTGTCTGCGGTTCATAAACTCTTTGTATTCGAGTTCATTAGCCGCTAGTCTTGAGAAGGTCACTGCTTGCGCTCCTAGGTTTGGAATCATTGTTACCTCGGTATTGAGCCGACAAACCCTCTATCAATCGGCCATAAGTATTCAACTGCATATCCCATAGCGTCAGACATGTGAGTGCGCTCCATATCCCGCTTGTCTATATCGTTGCCCTTCCAAACGACTCTTTCTAAATCTATAGCTAATTCTTTACACTTAGTAACGTCTACTGTCATGTGTCCGCTTCTCAGCTTGCCATTAACAGCGTTGACCCTACCCCTAACTGGAGGATGCGCCCTGCGAGCAATAACGGTTAATCCGTAATCTCTTAATATTTGATGATCTGACTTAGTGCTTGATGTGTGCCTATGATTGCCAGCTGGATCGGGGAACACTTTAGCCCCTGGATACTTACGGCTCAAGGCGGCTGCCATCTCAAAGGTGTCTGCGTTTCGCAATACTATCTCGTCAAACCAGTGAACTCTATCCTTGCCTATTCTAACGCCTATAGCAGCACATAGTTTGTCAACATTGAAATCCATCCCAACAATAATAGGCAGCTCTTTAACGTCTGTTCTATGGTCGTGCGATTTAACCCTATCAAACGCATCGTATACCCTGCCCTTCGTTAGATTAACAAAAGCCCCATCAACGTACGCTTTGATTTGATTATCTGAGTAAGATGATAGCAGCCTGTCTAAATACTCTTGCGGTAAATGGATATTCTCCCTGGTAGATCCAGTTATTAAGTCAACATCGTACTTCTCAGGTTCATCAATACATATCCTAGCACCCCAATTCAACTCCTCTGGTGTTCCCGTAAGGAATAGCTGTGATAGTGTAGCTTCGGGGTGTCTTACTCTAGCTATCATCTGGTCGAAAGCGTCCTCTGATTGGATAAAGGGTTCGTCAATACCGCCCCATGCAAGGTTGGGACCACGTAATGAGTTAGGATCATCAGCAGAACCCCACCATATAATTCCGTTCCAATTCTTTATGAGTATTTCTTTGTCGGTCTTGTTTATAGTGTAGTCTAGCCCCGCCTTGTCCATCATCTGTCTGATAGTGTGTACTGTGGTCTTCTTGGCTATCGGTAGTGTTGGAGATACCATCATGCCTGGCAAGCCAGCGTTTACGTATGATAGATATAATGCTCTCTTTGCGTGAACGTAAGTCTTCCCAGCTCCATAGCCCTCTACCAGAGCTGGCATGAATTGAGTTGATTCCCAGAACTTTCGTTGAGACGGTAGCAGCGTTTCCTTGTTGAATACGAACTTCAACCAATTTCAACCACTTCGTCT